AATAAATAAACATGGCAACTACTGGCATTATTAATGGTACGTTGATGCGCCTATACAAAGATTCAACTGCGATAGGTTACGCAACATCCTGCCAAATGAACATCTCCGCAGCCATGCGTGAAATCTTGACAAAGGATTCCGCAGCTGGAGGATGGAGAGAGGTCAAGAAAGGTCAGCTTTCCGGCACACTATCCACAGAGGCATTGTATGCAGGGCCTGGCGATTCTTCTACCAATTACCTATTTGATGATCTCTTTACCGATTTAATATCTGGTACTGCATTGACTATCAAATTTACCACAGATGTACAAGGTGACAATGTATTTACAATGAGTGCTATTTGTACATCATTAGACTTGAACGCTGGTGTGGAAGAAAATACAAGCTATTCAGCATCCTTCGAGGTTACTGGTGCTATTACAAAGACAGTTAAAGCATAATTTTAAATCCTAACACATGAAAACAATTGCAATAGCCAACACTTCCATACCGATTAAATTTGGTATGTATGTGTTAGGTACATTTCTAAGGGAGAGGAAACTTAAATTAAGTGACCTTTCCCTTTTAGGAGAAGATCTTTTATTAGCCCTTGAACTTGCTTTTACCGGTGTTGAGCATGGATACAAAGCAAAGGGAGAAAAATGCCCTTATACTTTACAATCATTCTGCGACTTGGTAGATACAGACATGGGAGGTATAACGCGTATCATGGAAATGATTTCAAACGAGATTTCACCACCAGAAGATGAGAGCCAAAAAAACGTAGTGGCGAAGGAGGAGAACTTACCCTTGAGTACATCGAACGCTTTTGTTTCGGAGTTTTAAGGTTTCCTCCTTCGCAATATTACGACATGAGTTTTAAAGAGGTTGTTATAGCCATGCAAGGTTATAACAATAACTTTGAACAACAGGAACAAACACAGTGGGAACGAATAAGATGGCAAACAACGCTTTTACTAAATGTCCATACGGCAAAAGGTAAAAGTTTAAAGCCAAAAGATTTAATTGAGTTTCCTTGGGAGAATCCTACAAAAAAAGAAACTAACAGAAGTTTGACAAATACTGACAAAACAATATTTGACAAATGGGATAAAGAATTATAAATGGCAATAGGTAAACTTAATTTAAAGCTTGGTGTAGACGTTTCAAATCTTGACAAAGAACTTGGAAAGGTAGAGCGTAGTATGTCGAGGTTTGGTAGTAATATGCAGAACATCGGTTCTACATTAACCCAGTCATTAACTTTACCTATCATTGGACTTGGTGCTGCCTCATTAAAATCATTTGCCGACATTGAAAAGCTACAAAATGGTTTAATTGCTATTATGGGTAGTAGCGAGGAGGCAGGTATAGAAATGGAGAAACTCCGCAAAGTTGCCGAAAATCCAGGTCTTGCACTTCCCGAAGTTGTTAAAGCATCAGCTTCTTTACAAAGTGTAGGAATGAATGCCGACGCTGCAAGGGAAACTATTACACAGTTTGGCAATGCCGTAGCAAGGGCAGGTGGTGGTGCAGAAAAGTTTGATGGAGTAGTATTAGCATTGTCACAGATAAGTGCGGTTGGAAAAGTTACACAGGAGGATCTTAATCAGATAAAGGAAAGGCTTCCAGAGTTTGCCAGAGTAATGAAAGAAGAATTTGGCGTAGTGACAGCCGAAGGAATTAGAGAACTGGGAATAAGTAGCGAAGAATTTATAAAAAGGTCTGTAGGTGCTTTAGGTAATTTAGAAAGGGCAAATGGTGGTTTAGCTAATACATTTGATAATTTAAGGGATAACGTAGGTGCCTCATTAGCTGAGTTAGGTAAAGCAATAAACGAAACATTAAACTTAGAAGCAGTTGCCGCAGCATTGAGCGCAGGATTACAAAGGTTAGTAGATGGATTTAAGTCACTTAATCCAGAGACGCAAGGCTTTATTGTTAAGGCAGGCCTATTGGTTGCGGCTTTAGGGCCTGCAATATTTATAGTAGGAAAGTTAATTACTACATTTAGTGCATTGATTGGCACTACTCGTTTAATAATGACTACTGTAAAAAAATTATCTACAGTCATATCCGGTGCCTTCGCAAAAATACTTGCTAATCCTGCTATACTTGGTGTTACATTAGCCATTGCTGCGGTGGGTGCTATTGCTTTATATGTTTACGATAACTGGAAAGCGTTTAGCGATAGGTTTACAAACATTTGGATAAACATAAAAAACAGTGCTAACAAAGGAGTAGCTGATTTTATGATGGCTATTGATAAGCTTCAAAAAGCAATGGGCTACCAATTATTTGATGTTAGTGGCATGACAAAGTATCAAGAAGAGCAAAAAGTAGTCGCAGCTGAATTTAAAACAATAGGAGAAACAGTAGACAGTCTTAAAGGCAAATTTAAAAGCTTATTTATGGCTACGCCTATTCCTAAAACAGGTAATGGAGGAGGTGATACAAATACAGGTGACTTAATATTTGGTGATGGTGGCGCACCGACAGGAGGAGGAACAGGAGGAGGTGTTAAAGGTGGCGGAGTAAAATCACAGCCTGTAAATGAATTAATGCCAACTACTAATTTATTACCCACTATAGGTAAATTACCTGACCAATTAAGAAGCGTCACGGCTGAAACGCAAAGAGCAAAAGAAGAAACAGATGCTTTTGCAAAGGCTCAAGATGCTGCAGGTAAAGCAATACAAGTTACGGACGATAATATAACTAGATTAAAAAAAGGAATAGAGGATTTAAATACAGGTTTTAAAAATATTATTGAAGGTACATTAACTGATTTATCTGTAGCATTAGGTGAACAGTTAGGTAATGCTTTGTCTGGTGCAGGATTTAATATAAAGTCTTTTTTATTGCCAGTAGCCGAAGCGGTTATTAGTTTTGGTAAATTAGCCATTCAAGTAGGTATAGCCGCTTTAGGTATTAAGACTGCATTAAAATCTTTGAATCCTGTTATCGCTATTGCTGGAGGTATTGCTTTAGTAGCTTTAGGTACATTGGTAAAAAATAGTTTATCTGCTCCAAAATTAGCCGAAGGAGGTTTAGCATACGGCCCTACCATGGCAACTGTGGGAGATAACCGAAACGCACGAGTAGATCCGGAGGTAATAGCACCTTTATCTAAACTTAAATCAATGATGGGAGATATGGGTGTAGGTGGCACCTTGGAAACAAGGATAAGCGGAAATGATTTAATTATATTGTTAAACAGAAGTCAGAAGGGACTTAATCGAGTACAGTAATGGCAGCAAGGTTTCAAACGACAGTTTATAACGAGAAAGGCAGGAAGATAGTAGTTGCTATTAAAGACAAGGTCTTTTCCGGTATGACTTATGATTTTGATACTATTGGTTTACAGCTGCAATATGACAGTGAAAGTCAGCAGGGGCAAGAAAGATTTACTCCTATTATTGGCTCGCGTTGTTCACTTTCATTACTTATAAATAATAATGATCTTCAAACATTACTTCTTGACATTGGCTTGGCAGTGGAAGGAAGATTTACAATGGAGCTGACAGCCTATGAAGATGATAACACAACTGTATCGTTTAAGTGGTATGGTTATATAGTCACTGATTTAGTAGAGTTTGAAGATGTGCCATTGGTCATAGGATATCAGGCGCAAATATCTGCAATAGATGGGTTAGGATGGCTAAAGACGTTAGACTACAAAAGTGCGGTTGGGCCTTACAATGGGCAGGACACAGTTGTACAGCATATTTTAAACTGTCTTAATCAATTAGATTTTGTACAAGAAAACTTAGTGGCAAATAGTTTGCCGGTATTACACACTATTTTTAATTGGCATGAGAACACAATAGCTTACAATGCTGCCTCTGATTACTCTTTATTGACAGTTATTCAGCATAGGGCGTTTTACCATAAAGACACAAAAAGTAATTATGTTTATCAAAGTTGCTACGATGTATTGAAAAAGATTTGTCAAACGTTTGGAGCAAGATTAATATTTAGTGGGAATCAATATTGGTTTATTCAAGTCAATGAATATTCAAGAACTCCAGCAACTAAAAGATATTTTAAATATAGTGGTTTTGGCATTCAATCGGTTGGCACTTTTACCGCAGATTTAACGCTTTCTAATATTCAAACCAATCTTCCAGGAAGCGATTTAATGAGATTGAGCGGTGGTAAATGGACTTATTACCCTGCTTTAAAGAATGTAGTTATACGCTATAATCACTTTGCTAAACAGAACTTATTAGCAGGTGTAGAATATAACTACGCAACAAATACTACTCCGGTAATTACAACAACTCCCACATTGGATGCCTCTAATCCGGATGCCAGATTAAGCTATACCGGAATACTTGGATTTTATGCACAGGCTTTAAACCCTGTAAACTTTGAGCCGTTTCAATTTGTATTTGCCGTTAAGGTAGCATCTATTATTAATAGCTTTCCATTGCAAGGTTTTGAAAGTGCTAATTGGACATTAGGCAGCGGATGGTTAATTGATAATAAAATACTTGAAGGTACTTTAATAGCTACAGAAGCATTTTATACAACATTTACGGTTACATCAGGAAGAAAATATTATGTTAAAATAAAAGTTGACATTCAAAATAGTGGTAGTCTTAGGTTGCGTTTAGGAGGAGTAACGAAAACAATTACAGAAAGCGGTGATTACGAGTATGTAATTTTATCCACTAATACAGATACATTAAAATTAGATAGTGTATCATCACCAGGCTTTACCGGTAAAATAAAATCATTACAAGTAAAGCAAGAAAATAAGTATTTAAAAAGAGGTGTAACCTATACTAATGGATTTAATTTTCAATTAGAGCCTGCAACCTGGGAGAATAGTTTTTATGAATATGAATTTAACACCGAAACTATAACGGCTGATGCTGCTTTTGTTGCTTACAAAACTATCACATTTGATACATTAGATATTCCAGAAAGTGCGGAGTATGTTTGGGAAATGAGATTAAAGGAAATGCGAAACGAGGCAGGTAGCAGTATTATTTCAAACTTTAATGTATCTTATTTACTTAGCAATAATTACCTTGAATTTTTACCAACGGGTGCCGTATCAGGTCAAAGCGATATTCTTGAATACGGTTCTGATAACGATGATAAATCTTCCACAGTATTTAGCCTTGATACATATATAGGTGACGGGCCAAGTAAAACAACGGATGGAGGATTAAAAGTATTAGAATCTGGAACGTATGAAAATAGTAGCAGTTGGGATGTTGGCAATGGATCGGGATTCAATAACGTCACACAGTTATTAGTAAATGAAGTAATACGCGGTCAACTTACTCCAAAGCTGCGCATGGTAGATATGCCATTCCAAAATCTTTCAGTTGACAATCCTTACCTTCCTCACAAGGTTATAGAATATTCATCCGGATATTACGTTTTTGAAAGAGGCAGTTTAGATTTAAAAACAGAGATTTGGCAAGGTGATTACTTTAAAATAGAATTAGATGCCTAACTATACAGAAAGAACAGTATTATCTAAACCTCGTGACTTTAACCAGGTGGCAAACAATGCCGGGAGTGGTGGAGTGGTAAATAATAATGTTACAGAAACTATAAATAATGTTACAGTTACAGGTTCTGCAGTTTCTATTTTTAATCAAGAATTTCTTGCTACATCATCCAATGTATTGACCTGGACACAGAACAATGGAACATTGCCAGTAACTAACCTACTTGCCTCTGTTCATGTGTACCAGAATGGTCAGAAATTAATAGAAAGTCAATATGTAATAACGGCACCTGCGACTATTACAATAGATGCTAACACACATTACGATGGCAGTAATTATATTGTCTTTGCAATCAACATAATATAATGGAAGAAATAAAAGCACCAAAAAAAGAAAGAAAGTTTTTAAAAGCCGTTGGGAATATTGCCAAGGTTTTAGCCAATGAATTAGTAATGGGAATTGCTCGAAAGTTTATTGGAAAAGCTATTGACAAAGTAGGCAATAAAAAACAAGGGCTTGTTATTGCTTTTGCATTGGTAGCAGGAATATCTTATGCCTCTATTGATTCTATTCCTTATCCAATTACAGGTAATAAGCAACGTTTAGGTTGGCAAACTAGCGGAAACGGGCTTGTTTACAGAGGTCGTTCAAACGATACGATTACAAAGCCTTCATCTTATGTAGATAAAAATGTTAAGGCTTATTTATTATTGGATTCTGTTCGTGGAACCATTTTTGTTTGGAGACAAACATATTGGGATAGTATTTTAGTTGGTGGTGGTTCTTTTGCACAGCCTATTGATAGCTTATTTTTTGATACAAGCGTACCGACAAACAATGTAGAAACGGCAAAAATGCGTTGGGATTCTGATTTAAGTACGGTGGTACTTGGATTAAATGACAATGTACCTAATGAAATTGGATTTAAAAACTTTTGGTTGGTTAAGAATCAAACAGGCGCAACCATTACCAAAGGAAGCATTGTATATGCCAATGGCACAGTAGGAGCAAGTGGGAGAATAACGGTTGCGAAATTTATTGCCAACGGCTCAATAGATGCAAAGTATTTACTTGGAATAACGGCACATGATTTGACCGATGGTGAAGATGGGTATGTTATTTCATTTGGCAAAATACGACAGGTTAATACTGATACCTTTGCGGCTGGGGCAATCCTTTACCCTTCGCCAACGGTGGCAGGTGTTTGGACAGACGTTGAACCGATTGCCCCTAACATTGATATGCCTATTGGCTTTTGTATCAATTCATCATCAAACAACGGTACAATAGCCATACGCGTGGCATCGGGTTATAAGTTATCAGAGCTTCATGACGTTGCTATTTCTTCACCTGTTGACAAGGCATCTTTATATTATTCTGGTGGATTATGGAGAGATACAACCGTCGCGCTTTTGGTGAGCGATACGGCTTCGATGTTAGCCAATTACGCAACAAAAGCCTACGCAGATACAACTGGAAGGTTATATGCAAGGCAGGATTATACAACGGGAGTAACGTCTTCAACATTGACTTGGACACAAAGTGACACTTTGATTCCTGGTGGCGTAAATGTCATTCAAGTTTATCGTAACGGACAAATATTATTGCCTTCTCAATACACAATACCAACCTCAACAAGCGTGGTAATCGCAGCTTCATCATTTAAAGTTGGTGATAATTACACGGTGATTTTTCCTCGTGGTGGTGGTGCAGGAAGTGGCGGAGGATCGGGAAGTTTAACATCTATATCCGGTGGTACGGGAATAACAGTTAGCCCAAATCCAATAACAACAACGGGTACAGTATCGGCAGATTTATCTGTGTTAATGGAGTTGACTGATACAAGTTTATTAAATCTTACTACAAGATTTGCAAGTAAATTAAATACAACTGATACGGCTTCATTATCCTCAAGAATAAATGCAAAAGGAAATGGCACGGTAACAAGTGTAGCGACCGGATACGGCTTAACAGGTGGCACAATTACCACAACAGGTACATTAGTTTTAGATTCAGCGGTTATATTTTCTAGAATAAGAGATTCAATTGTTGACGTTGCTATTGGGAATGATACCATAAAGATTTTAAAACAGGAATACGCGCCAGCC